ATTTTATATGTCTTTTGTCTTAGTTCCTCTAAACGATTCAATAATTTGTTTTCTAATTCCTGAGCTTTCCTGATATCAAATGGCCATCCAGTTGTTTTCTGGTTTGCCATTAACTCAGCTATCTTATGTTCTAAGATTACTGGGTCAGGAATTTTTGGAAATGATTCCATAATTTAACTAAAACAGCAACGTCTTGTTTACAGTATTCTTGCATTTCTGGAGTCCATTCACTCCAGTCTGAAGTCTTACCATAATCACCTTTATAGCATTTAAGTCTATACCCATATGCTTCAAGGCTATGTGATCCATAAAGTTTAGCTGGCATACCAGCCCACTTTCTCCTTAAATCAATATCTAATAAATTTGGATAATAGAAACGACTAAGGATAAGAGTATCCCAATGTTTCGATTTAAAATCTCGAAAAAATGGGAAAATCTTTTTAGCTTGTGGTACATCATAAGCTATACCATTATGAGATATAACATTAGTGGCTACCATTAAGTCACTTAATCCATTAGCAATGGATCGTGAGGCAGCCATGGGTAATGATTTAGGATCTTCAGCATACTTTTCATCATTGTACTCTTGAACAAGACCTGTTTTTAAATCTTGTGTAACAATACAATGAATCCTAGTAGCTTCAAGACCATTAGCTTCTAAATCAAAAGCTACGTTGATTTCGTTGGTGTCCATTTGTAGGTCTTATCAACAAACTGTGCCTTACGCACAGCCTCTGATGATGGTGGATTTGGTCTGTCTAATCGTGACAGTTCAGATTCATGAACTGCTTCATGTTTAGAAATCTGTATTTGGGTTAAATTCGGGTCCATCGTGTGTGGTCGTAATTTCATTGAATCTACAAGTGTTTAGGTCATAATTTAATGTTGAGCACGCACCAGTTTCCCCAGAATAGCGGTTTTTGAGGACTCTAACAATCGTAGAAGCTCGTACATCTGAGGCTTGCTGATCTCTTTCGAGTCCAATAACTGTGTCACTAAGTTGTGCAATTGCCTGACTTCCACGGAGTTGTCCAAGTGTAACTCTTGCTCCCTCCTCATGTGATTTATCAGTGGTGTTTGGTCGTTTTAAGTGTGATACCAGAAACAATGCTATACCAGTACGTTCAACTAATGACCTTAAACGTGTCATGGTGATATCTATAGTGCGTCGCTCATCCCCATCTAATCCACTTAGTAATATACTAAGGTGATCTAGGAATATAATACGACACTCCAATCCACTGGCAAGGTATTCGATCCTAGAGTAAATAACGTCCGGATCAAAAGAACCGAAGCCATCAAAAAGGTAAAGATTCCAATTGTCAATGGTATTATGAAAATCTTTTTTGAGTTCTGATTCACTATGTTCTCCAATATGTAACGGTTTACCAACCGCTGACGACATTAATCCAAGTGCTGTATTCCTATTAGATGCTTCAAGTTCCAAGACCCCAACCCGTTCCCCCGTTTTGAGTAGGTGAGTTGCGAGATGACGACAGAAGCTGGTTTTTCCGCTTCCAGTGCCAGCAGTAATTGTCGTAAGGGTTCCATACCTGATCCCGTGTAATTTCTCGTTAAGTCCTTTGAATGGGTATTCATAAGCGCATGGTGGTTCTGGTGTAGTTACAAGATTTAAAAGTGATTTACCCTCAACAATTCCATCAGGACGATACGTTTTTGCGTCCCAGATAGCTTTGCGTATTGCTTCCATGTCTCCTTGCTGAAGGGCATCGGAGGCATCTTTATATTTCTCCATCCTAGCAATCTTTGCTTGACCCGGCCTAAGAAGCGAGGCGCATTCCTCGGCTGCCTTAATACCAGCTGAGTCATTATCAAAGAATAAAACAACTTCGTCATAGCCTTGTGTTAATTCGATTACTTTCTGGAGGTCTTTCTTGGCTCCAGCCGCACCATTAGGTACTGACATATGTGGCCAAGTAGGCATAGCGGCATAACCTGATGCTGCATCTAATTCCCCCTCATAAAGAGTCAGTCTTGTACCTTTATCTGGGAATAGATTTTGCCCGAATAATTGGTTATCGGTATTCTTACCGTCCCAATAAAAATCTTTATCTTTAGTTTTTATTTTAGCCGCAACTAATATACCCTTCTTATCAAAGTAATGGAAACGTAATACATCTCCATCCTTGTGGATACGGAATTTGCGGCATACTTCTTCAGTAAGACCCCGTTTCTTTAAACGAACAGGGTATCCTTGCATCATAACTTTACTAGCGGTGGTGCTTGATGATGGTGGTGATATGTCTTCTCCAGATGTTCTAGTATTACATACGAAGCAATAAGTATGTCCGTCATCGTACACGCTATTAGCATCGGACGAGCCGCATACAGTGCATGGAATGTGATATAAGAACTCTGATTCATTTAAGCCAGCTTGTAGGGATTGCATAATAAGCGCACCATGGGAAGCCGTGGCGTTCAGCCCACATGGCATAAGTGGTCTTCGATCTTTTTGATATTTTATTGTAAGGTGCCTGAAATACTAAGCGTATATCTAGATCCGGGTTACATCTCTTAACAGCAAGCATTTTACGCCTGTCTGCCGCCTTGAAATATCCTTTAGTTTCTAGGTATAAATCCCCAACCTTGAAGTCAGGGATATACCTAGCTTCTATAACATAATCTACTTTATCAGATTCATATGTATACGGGATATTCATTTGCTCTAGTAACTCAGCAACCTGTATTTCAAGGCCACTTCTCATTAAAAGTCCTCATCCTCTTCTAAACTACTAGGTGCATTATCTGGCGCAGGTTCAGATACTTTAAATCCTTTGGCTTTACCAAACAATTCAGTAGCTTCTTCTGCACTCATGTCACCGTCATCAACAACACCAGCTCCAGTGTTAAGACTAACAACTTGGATAGCTTTGAGTTTTAGTGATGTACCGATGTCACCTGTAGGAAGTACATAAGGTTTCTGGAAGAATGCTAGCTTAACCATACTACCACTGTAAAGAGGTGTTTCTTTATCTGTGATAGCTGTACCTTCAGTGTCAACAACAACAGGGAAATACTTGTCGTTATCCTTCCAACTGAATCGCACCTGATAGGTGCCTGGGCGGTTCTCTAGCTCCTCCCAAGGCTCTGGCTTGACTGTTACCCTCTTGGGGTTCTTTGCCTTGCCTCTAGCCCATTCTAGGGCTGATTCTCTTTCAGTCTCTAATTGTTCTACTACTCCCTTATCCAAGAGGGCTGAGAGTTTATACCCCCAATCCCCTGGCTTAAGGATTGCCTGAAAACCTTCAAGCAATACGGGTTCTTTGGTTACGTGTGTGGTCATTTAGCGGATGGTAGTGCTGCGATTTCCTTAGATAAGTTTTCCTTATACTCAGACAATTCAGAGATACGAGTCTCGACTGCCTTGAGTTGTCTTTCTTTTGCTTGCCTTTCAGCTGCTTGTAATCTCTCCTCGGAGACTACAACAATTGTCGGGGGTGCAAAGAAAGAATCAAATAATGATAATGATGAGTGCATAGTTAACAAAAAAAGTAAGTGGATTGATTTACCACGTCTGGGTTCAACGTGTTTACTATTGGCGGTGGCTCTGTTGCTTTAATCGCTTCACCAAATCTTGTGAGCCAACAGTCTTGCGTGAAGATCCGTGTGTAGGTTTCTCGCACAAGTCTATTGAGTGCTCCCATGTCGCCTGCTCTAGCAAGGACTGAGTCGTGGATGACTGTGAATGGTTCATTAAACTGTTGAAAAGAACAGTGCAGTATAGAAGCATCCAAAGAATGTATAAGGTTAGGGGCTGTACTAGATTTGTGTTTTGTTGGGCTAGGGATTCCATCACCTACACCAAGCTGTAACGAAGTCCTACCTAGTAACTGTAACTCCATCCTTTCTACTTCCATTTTGTTCCTTACTTGGTTAACAACAAATCCTGATGGAGTAGTCCATTCAACATAAGTTGCACCATTACGGATATAGTTACCCACATGTGTTTTAATCCAACGCATAACTTGCATTGGACCGGGAACTATAGCATCCATACTTTTATAGACAGCATTGACAACCTCTGTTAACTCGTCTTTATCTGGCTCAAACCCTTGTTCTACCAACGCTTCTCGGATATATTTCCTTGAAGAATCTTTAGTAGCATTATAAGGTATGGTCATGACGGTGCGTTTGGTTGTCTTGCGTGTCATCCAAGGATGCATTCGCTCAGGCAAATACTTCTTGGATTCATTGGCAACAGCCTTATATGCGTCTTGTGGTTTATCAGCAGGACAGACATTAACTAGTTCAGCTGTTGACTGATCCTTGGCTAATCCCGCTAATATTTGAAGACCACTACATGTAGCGTCTACTGCTACAGGTAAACCAGTGTGGTGTTTGTCGCATATGATACAACAATGGTAATATTCATGACATGCTGCCATAAATTGCCATGGTTCTTCTACATCTTCCCAATCGGGAAGGTTTTCTATCGGGTCTATTGCAACCCTTGTGATTAAGTCTAAATGATCTTGTACCCACTGGTGCCTATCAGCAAAGGTATCTTTATCTCGTCCAGCCGTTGTTGCGACTTGGAAAGACAACCATTCCTCAGCCTCTAGGGTCATTAAAGACTCATCAGCAAACCTTATCAAACTTTTCCCAAAGTCTGTATCTTGAGGTGTTAAGAAGGCAGGTATAGGGTATGCTCGTCCTCTGTAATCAAAAGACCAACATAAATAATACTCTTTATCTCTAAACTTATCAGCTGCTTCTAGTTGTGTCCTAGTTCTAACTGATCTCTTGAAGTTGTATCTATCTTGGTTATAAGCTTCAGCCATTTCTCTCTTCCACTTCTTATGAGATTGAGGGTTATCCTCTATATCAGGTGGTGTAGGAGGTTTAAAGGTACTACTTATAGGTATAAATTTACCTATACTATAACCTTTATTAGCGAAATGGTGTGCCACGTCCAGTACGTGAGTGTTAATACGGTATCTTACCTTTTGAAGCTTGTTTAAAAACTTCAATGGAAGCTCCCCGTGTATTAGTGTGGGGTTGCCACGCCTAGTCAAATCGTAGCCCTTCATTAGCTCATTAATCAAGTAACCGCCTAGTCTTTCATTAGTCCAGTCGTTAGGCTCAACTAACATAGGCCAAGGCATACCACTGAATAACTCAGCTGTTTTAATGAGTTGATCTCTAATAGATGTGAACTCATCAGTTGGTACTATCTTAGCAACAGTTTTCCTTTTAACTCTTACTATATCTTTAGTAAACCAACCTGTAGCGTTAATAACACACCCTAATCCCCATGTACCTATTTGTATCTTGGTCTTAAGACCCCAGCTAGGCCAACGGATGTCACGCTTACCAAACATTTGACTAGCAATACTAACCTTCTGTTCAGTACCACATGACTCATGAAAGTATTTATCCTCTATGTATTTCATAAGTCCGGGGTGTTCTTTATGATACCACCTAAACTTAGATTCATTCTCTAAAGCAGCACCTATAGTAGATACTACATTAGTCATTAGATCAGCGTCACGTCTAGTCGAGAAAACCATATCAAAGGTCACCTTCATGATGATGGTGGCGAGTGCTAATGGTTCTAACTCATCAACATATTGAGCGATGGGTCGATAGAACTTCCCAGCCTGTCCATTACGAAGCTTTTTCTTGGTTGATTCTATCTCTTTGATCACTAAAGGAAGTGCCGTAGCTATTGAACTGACTCCGTACACGCTTGCCGAGGCGTAGGATTTCTCCTCTAGCCTCTTCAATGAGTCGTGAAGCTTCATCTTCCCACAGCTGATGGCTTCCTTCTCCAATTGAAACTGTTGTTTGATCTGTGAGGGTGTCGCCATATGCCAAAAATAGAGAGTATTCGTGTTGATCGAGGTTCTCAATGTCCTCTTGTGTTAGTTCATACATCATAGTACTTACATTGTTGTTCGTTAGGGAACTCTTGGCAATAATCATCCATAGAGTTGTAACATGTGTAGTGAGGGATGTAAAACTTAAGTCCATCATAGGTGCTACGTTTTACATTTAGTGTACCACATGCAGCTAAAGTAATCAAGAATTTCTTGTTACTTTCACCGTCATCATACACTTCTCCTGTGTCTTCATCTACTCCATATCCCTCATCTAGGAGTAAGTCTTCTAGGTCAGGTGCATTAATCGGTACCATAATAAGTAATCTCGTAGGTGTCTTGTAATACTTGGTCAGTTAAGAGGGTGAAATCCCCACCCTCTGCAATAGTCTTCATCATGAACTTCTTAGCAGCCTTACCATTCTTATAGGCTCGCTCAGTGTAGGTGCCATCAGCATTGATAGCACGTACTATACACACATAAGCCGGTGGTAGTTCCCAATTAACTGAGGCATCTAGACCGTCAATGATACTAACGGGTGTTAGTTCATCCGTAGCTTGCCAAGAATTTAGTTCATGAAATTTGCTTCTGCGTTTACGTTTAGTCATTAGTGATTCCTCAGTTCAAATGTTTTAGTTGAAGGATTATATTGTTGATGCTGAATACCCTTAGTAACTAAGGCCATTGCACCTGTTAATATAATAACACATATTAAGGGATAAGCCCACTCATTCTTGTGCATGTGCGTTTAGTTTCCTAATTAATGCTTTCAGTTTTGCCTTGTGGCTTCTTACTGCTTGTGGTTTTCTTACCCACTTTAGAAGTTTCTTTGAATGATGCTGCCAATTCGGGATGATGTGTGATGATTCCATTAACAAACTTGATGATAGATTCTTCTGATACCCCAGTAAAACGTACAGTGTCCTCATAATCCGCACTTATAGCGAGTCCATTGTGTTCAGGGCAGTAAAACATGCTGGGATCTTTCATGTAATACTCATGTGTGGTTTCAAACGATAGTGCCATGATTAATAGTTGTGGTGGATGTTCTTAAGAAATATGTAAATGAGTATACTTACGCATACCCATACAATAATAGAGGTCACTTGAAGTACCTCTCTAATACCTCTACTTGGTCA